GGTCTGTTACTCTTCTAACATTACCAGCTTCTGTTTGGGTATAATCTTTTTGTTGAGTTGGAGGTAATGTATTTGGGGTTGTTGGAAAAGCATTATGGTGAGGATGATTCCAAAGTGAAACTATATTAATATAATATTCAATAGTATTTGAAGATATAGATTCAATTTCAGTATTAGGAAGAGCAATAATATAAACAACTTCATTTACTAAAGGTAAATTTTTAAAATTACCTGTTAATGGTCTTGCTATTGGTAATGATGGAGAAGGTAAAGGATTAATTACATCCTCATATTCAATAATTCCTAAACCATTCCATTCACCTAATTCTTGAAATCTTGGATGGGTTTCATCTAAAACAATGCTTAATATTCTAACGGCTCTAATTAAATTTGCTTGAGCAATAGCATTGGCAGCAGCAAAATTATTATTAGCGTTAGCATTAAGTTGTTGATTTAGTGCTGAAAATCCATATTGGGCCATTATTTACCTCCTTTTAACTCGTTCATAGCAGATAATAACTGCTCTTTTTCTTCATCAGAAATAGTTAATGCTCCTTCAGATGTTACTGTTGCCATAGCACGTTGAGCTAAAGCAGCCATCTTAATTAAGATATCATCATTTTTAACACTAATTTCCATATATTCTTTAATTAGGGGAACTACTAAAGTAGCATCCCCAATATCGGAAATTAATGGTTTCAACTCATTAATTAGAGCTGTTACTTGTTTATCTTTTTTCTGTTGGTTGTTGTAAATTTCCTCTAAAACATCGGAGAATTTTTTCTTACCAAAAATAATATTTTCAAATTGTGACATAAATATACATTTAGTTTTTTATAAATATTAAAACTAAAAATTTGTATATCCGTGTTCTAAATAAAATACATAATTTTCTTTAAAAATATCATATAGCTGATTAGCTATTTTAGTAATTTTAGGTGTTTTAACATCTATAATTTCACGGATATAAATGTAAAGTGCTTTTTTATTAAACACATCTAAATTTTCTCGTTTGCGAAATAATTCTAAAATAGCATCCGCAATTTGAGCGTCATATTCTTTAGGAAATATATTATAAATATTTCGGGTGCAATATTCGGTATAAATGTCTATAAACATCGATAAACGCTCATCGTGCGATGAATCATCGATACTATATGAATGTTCCTCATCTTCTTCAATAGTATCTAAAGCAACAGTATCAATGCGTTTTTTATAATTCTTTTGATTTGATAAAATAAGGTAACGTTTAGCAATAGTTCCAAAATAAGAATATGCTTTAGCTCCTCTTTCTGGATTAAATAGATGGATTTTAGATAGTAGGAAAGTAATTACCTCGTGTTGTAAATCCTCAATATTATCTACCTCAGTATAATAGAACTTAAAAGTATGAATAATGTTTTCGGTAAGTTTAAAAAAGGCATAATGAATTCTATCATGATATATTCTACTTTTTACTTCAAAATCAGTAGTGTTATTGTATAATACAATAGCATCCTCTGTGTCTTGGGTAAAGTATTGGATACCCTTCTTTTTTTTCTTTACTACTACCTCTTCCATTATTTTGTAATGTTTTTAATAACAAAAGTATTTAAAGCAGCTTGAATTGTTTTAATTTGTTCAAAGAAAAATCCTACCTCATCATCTGATTTGAAACTACCTTTAGCATCTACTTCAATCATTTTTTTCTCTGCCATTTCAATAGTGTCGGAGATTTTGTTTAAATAGGTCATATAACCTGAGAGAATATCTTCTTGTTTTTCATTTTTTCTAAGAAGATTAAAGGTCGTGAATCCAAGAGTCACGACCAATATTGAAAGTAATACAATTGTTAATATCATAAGTTGTCTAATAGGTTTTTAAGTCCCTCACTTTTTACGCTACCTAATGCTTTAGATTTAGCGGCTGAAGTTGTTGGAGCTGATTTATTGGTACCCAATGTAAATGGTTTCTTTTTGGTTTCCACGTTACCCTGTAATTTAGGTAACCATTCTCTTTCAAACTCAATTCTAGCAGCCATTAAATCCGCTTGATGTACAATAAATGGTAATGATGTACGTGGTTTTTGTTCTGGAAGGTAAGTCATTAAATATTTCTTATTTGCCTCATCATATAAACCATCATGTGTTTGGATAGTAATCATTTCATTAAAAGTATACTGGATACCATTAGATTGAAGTAAAAATAATCCTCTATCAGGAACCGAAGCAAATGGAACTTTAGTATTAAACATATAATCCTCACCTAATTTTTCACGTCTCCAGTTATCAGTTTGTGGGATATATGATTCTTCATCCTCAGAACCCATTTTACCTAAATCATGATTTAAGGCAGAAAATACTAATTCCTCTTTAGTATATGTCGAAATATCTGCTCCCATTTGAGCCCATAAATCATGAAGGTGAAGAGCACAAGTAATAACTCTATTAATATGTTCTACATAACCTCCCGGAAAAGCATTGTGGTATTCTTTTTTATGAGCAGCAGGCATCAACATTAAACGCTCACTAAATTTTTCATAAAACTCGATTAATTTTTCTTTACGAGGAGATGAAATATGGTCCTCAATAAAGCCCATCATCCTTATCCAATTTTGTTGGATTTGTTCTGCTGTTAAATTCATAATTAAAATGGGTTAACTTCTCCCGGACTCAATGGTTCTTGTTGTACAAACGCTTTAGCATCACTAATAGCTTCCCTCATTATAAGTAGTACTTCCTCTACTTGTTCTCTTGAACCACCACGATTTAAGAAGAAATGGATTTTCTCTATTTCCCCCTCGGTTCTTTCCAACCGTCTCATTATTATTTCTCTATTTTTCATATTTTATTCTCTTTTTTCCTTTTCCCGTGATTGGAATATAATATTAGAAGTAAGATCCTCCAAGCTTAAGTTAAGAGAAGTTTTACAAATTCTAAATTCTTTTTGAGATGTGAACACTTTTCATATTCCTCGTGTTCTTGGAAATAATTTATTGATAATTCTAGGGCAACCTTAAGATGTATATCTGCGAATCTAAATAAGGCCTCTTGAGTAACCAAGTTATCCGGGTCTACTTTTTGAATATACTCGTATGCTCTATTAAATACTAAAAATTCACCTGCCTTATCTACATCTACTGTACTTAATTCCTCATCTAATTTATCAAAAAACTGTAGTAATTGGTCATTAAATACTTGATGATTCTGGATTAGTTTTTTAAACATTCCTACCCAGAACAAAGGGTGGTTTTTATAGTCTAATAAAGTATCTACTTGTTGAGCTTTCTCCCTTAATGACTCGGGTTCATCTCCATTAAACAAGTTAAATATTTTATTAACATCCATACCCCGATACATATAGGCGCCATACACTTTCATATAGCGCCTATAATAAACTACCTCGCTATATTCACATACAGCGTTGAAAATTAAATATTTATTTTAATAACGCGTAATATTCATTAAAATGTTTAATACGATCAGCTAAACCAATAGTACCACCATTTACTCTTTTTGTAACAGCAGTAACTACTTCTGTAGTAGCTCCTTTATCACAAACAGCCCAAAGTTTATTTTTATCAAAAAACCAAGCAGCAGACATTAAAGGATATTTAGTAGCAACTAAATCAGGACTCTCAATAATATTTTCAGTAACAAATTTATCAAAAGCAGTATAATTATCTTTACCCGTTAATTGGATATATCCTCTACCTCTAAATTTATATCCATCTTTAGTAACCTCAGGACCATTACCCATTCTACCTCCATATACTTTAGAGGCAATCATTTCAGGTTTACGTTCATATTGAGCAGCAGTGGTAGCATTAAAATATTTAGGAAACGTTCCTAATAATCCTTTAGAACCATAATTCAAATTTTCAACTAATGCTTTAAAACCACCACTCTCATGTCCACATTGAGCTAAAAAATGAGATAAACGTAAAGGAGTTGTAATATTAAATTTGACAGCAGTATCAGGAATTTGAGAAACTACTGAATCAGGGATATGACCTTTTAGGGCAGCTAATTTAAATTCCATAATTAATCCTCAGTTTTTTTATTAG